CAAATCTGGAAATGGCAAAAACTTATGTGTATCTGAAAGTGAAATTGTTGTTCGACCCGCCATTAAACAGTTCCGTTACAAATTCCATAGAAAAGACGATAAGCGAATTGGAATGGAGATTGAATGTTACAGTTGATCCGAAAGGGGAAATTCAAAATGAGTAGTTTGCAACATCATGGAATTTCCGGTCAGAAGTGGGGCGTAAAAAACGGACCGCCGTATCCGATAGCTCCTAAAAATCATTCTAAATCGGAGAAAAAGGCGAATTGGCAATACTCATTGAATCGGAATACTAATGAAAAATCCAAATTAAAGAAAATTTCCGATTACACGACTGCTGCTGGAAAATTCTCAATAAAGAAACCGAAACACGCAAGCGGTAATGCAAGCAAAGCTTCGTCGAAAACCACAGGACCGTTGCAAGAACGTTTATTGTCACCATTTAAAAAGGCGGGAATAATGTCGTCAAACGGAGTTCAGGACAAAGATATTAAGATACATAAACTCTTTACTGCAAGACCTTTGGGCGACAAAGGTATAAGAATAACCAAAGGCTCTATTGTGCAACACGTTATGTCCACGCCGACAAAAGATTTGTCCAACAGAGACTATTTATTCGTTGCTGCTACGGAAGCCGATAAAAAGAACTACGGAGGTTTTTTTGCTGCTCTCACAAAGTATCGAAACAACGTTGACCAGATGTATAAAATGAACATGACAGCTATGACCGATATTGTGTCGCCGTCTAAAAAAGAACGTGTAAATATGTTCTTAGAAATTTATAAAGAAGACCCTGTCAAAGTTTCCACTCAACTTGCCGAATTTAATAAGAGATGGTACTCGGGGCAATACAAAGAAACCACTGAAGAATTGATCGATAAATATAGCCATATGTCAATGAGGCAATTAAAGAAAATGGGTTATTATACATATGCTAACAGTTGGTTCGATCCTGAAGCTGGAACTTTACAAGACATGAGAAGCAAACTTGAAAAGAAGGGTTATAATGCAATTATTGACGATAACGATAAGCGTTCTTTTGTTCAGTCTGAAGCACCTCTTATTGTATTCGATATAATGAATAATTTGGGGGACATTAAAGTTTCCAAGTTATCAAATGGCGAAATAAGAAGAAACATGATTGACTGGCAGAACATGAAACACACGGATATGGAGGAATATATGCATAACGAAGCACTTTATCATCATGGCATACTCGGTCAAAAATGGGGTGTAAGACGCTATCAAAATTCTGATGGCACACTTACCGATGCAGGTAAAAGAAGATATGATAAAGATAAAAAGGCTGACGGACTTAAAAAATCTTCAAATCAAGCCGATCCCGACAGTTTAAAAGATCCGAACAGATGGGTAAGAGAAGACACAGAAACTACAAAACATGTCATAGATGAAAGCGGTAAAATAGTCAGGCAATTTCAAGATATAGAGAAACGAACCAGACCAGAACCTAAAGAACCTGAAAGAATGGATTTATCCGATATAGATGACCAAACTCTCCGACAGAAAATCAACAGAGAATTGATGGAACAGCAGTATAACAAACTTGTGAATCAAGTTAAAGATGAAGAGGTTTCAAAAGGTCGAGAAATCGTAAAATTCACTCTTGAAACTGCGGGAAGCGTATTGGCTTTGGGAACATCGGCATTATCCATAGCGTTGGCAATACAACAGTTAAAAGGCTCAAGTATTGTGCCGTCTGATTAAAATTGTGGAGGATTTCAAAATGAGTGAAGAACTTTATCATCACGGCATACTCGGTCAGAAATGGGGGGTAAGACGTTATCAAAACTCTGACGGAAGTTTGACATCAGCAGGAAAGAGAAGATATCATGGTCAACGAGAAGATGCTCAAGAATACAAATACAACAGATCGGGCGAATCTGCTTGGAAAAGGCTTAAAAGAAAAAGAGCCGCTCAAAAAGAAGAAATGAAAAAGTACGGAGAATGGGAAGACGCTCAAGAGTACAAGTACAGTAAATCAAACGAGTCTGGAATGAAAGGTTTAAATACAAAAACTAAGGCTGAAAGTTCTCATATGTCCAATAAAACCAAAACTGTATTGATAGTTGGTGCTACCGTAGCAACGACTTCGCTTACTTTAATCGGAATGGCAAAACTGTCTCAAATCGCAAATAAAGCCGATGCCGGTCGTCAAGTTGTTAGTACAGTTATGAATACTGCAAGTACAAATGGTAGCCGTAGCGTTACAAATACGGCAAGAGCCGCCGTTAATACAACTGCTAATCGCCCGAAAATTAGCAGACAAGATGCAAAAAGAATGAAAGAACTTATGGAAGCGAGTAAAGCCATAGCCAATCAAAGAATTTCGCAATATGGTACTCGTTATTTTGGTTGATTATTTTTTGAAGATTGACGGGGCGTTCAAAGCGTCTTTAAGGCGGTTATAATCGTAATTTACATCTTCGGATTGTATTCCGTTACCGAAGAAAAGGTATTTACGATCAGCTTCTATGAGAAAGACATCAACATTTCGTATGGTTGGTCTTGCCACGTTTGTTATTTTGCTGAATTTTTCATCGCTTCTGGAAATGTCCGAAACACTGCCGTCCTCTTTCACAATAAGTATTGGAATTTCATCAAAATAAGTTTCAAACGCCCTGCCCGCAATATTCAAACAATAGTATTTAGGTCTGGCGAGACTTTTTTTATTGCGACTAAATATACCTGCGGCAGAATTAACGATAGTAGCAGTAACGTCTTTGGCAAAATTAACAGGTGTCAGTACAACGTTTGCGAAAATTTCGGCGGGATTTCGCCCACCCTCTACGAGAGAATTGTCATCAAGTCTGGCAGTTGCAATTTTGTATTCTTTTTCTCCGATAATAGCCGCATATGGCATCATATCTATAAAATCATATTTCGTGCTGGTAAAAACTTTCATACGAGTTGTTGTAATTTCTTTGTAAGCAGGGCGGTATATGTATTCTCTTTGTATGATGCGATATTTTTTTACAGCGTCCAATGGAATTTCAGTATTGCAAATTTTAAAAATCTTTTCCATTACATTCAATCCTTTATATAAATTTACCTCTTTACGCTTAAAGCACTTTTGAGCCTGTTATAATCCATCTTTGCATCTTCCGATTGAATGCCGTTGCCGAAGAATAAGTATTTACGGTCGGCTTCTATGAGCAAAACATCTACTTGACGTATATTGGGCTTGATGGGATTGCCGTCTATATCATCGCATATATCGTCATATATGCTGGAGTTTTTAGTAACATCTATTTGTGCATTATTTTTTATAGCAATGATGGGTATATCATCTAAATATGTTTCAAAGGCTTTTCCAGAAAGATTCAAGCAACGATACTTAGGTCTGTTGTCCCAGTTGAACCAACCGCCAATAGTATTAAACATATTGCCGACTACATCTCCGACGAAAGTTATCGGAGACATAATGATGTTTGCGACGAATTCAGCGGGGTTTTGATTTGTGTCCACAATGGAATTATTGTTTGTGGAAGATAAAACTGCTTTGTATTCATTTTCATCTATAACAGCCGCATAGGGGATCATATTGTCAAAAACAAACCGAGTATCTGTGAACACCTTTAAGTTTGTGGTAGCGACTTCTCTGTAAGCTGGGCGATAAATGTATTCTCTCTGTATAATACGGTAATTCTTGATGGAGTCCAAACGGATATTATTACCGCAAATTTCAAAAAATCCTGACATGATAATCAATCCTTTACTTTGTTAATTTATGGGTAGATTATAACATTTTATTCAACGATAGTCAATGCCTTTTGTAAAGTATCACAATTTTTCATAAAAAAGGAGAAAGTTTAAAAAGATGTCTTTATCCAACAAAGCCGTTCCAAAATATTACGGAATGTTCCGAGATGCCGTAATTCGTGGAGAGATACCCATATGCAAAGAGATTGATATGGAGATGAAACGAATTGATGACCTCATAGCAAATCCCGGCGTATACTATGACGACCAAGCCGTAGAGGGCTGGATACGATATTGTGAAAGTGAGCTGACTTTAACAGACGGTTCAGACCTGCATTTGCTTGACAGTTTTAAGTTATGGGGTGAACAGGTATTCGGCTGGTACTACTTCATTGAAAAGAGTGTATACGAGCCGAATTCAGATGGTCACGGAGGGCATTATGTCCGAAAGAAGATTAAAAAGCGTCTTATCAACAAGCAGTATTTGATTGTGGGCAGAGGTGCGGCAAAGTCTTTATATGACAGCTGCATACATTCTTACTTCGAGAATGTCGATACAAGCACGACACATCAGATAACGACTGCTCCTACCATGAAACAGGCGGAAGAAGTGATGTCACCCATAAGAACGGCTATTACAAGGAACAGAGGACCTCTGTTCAAATTTTTGACAGAGGGTTCACTTCAAAATACGACAGGTTCAAAGGCTAACCGTACCAAATTAGCGTCTACCAAAAAGGGTATCGAGAATTTTCTGACAGGTTCTTTGATAGAGATAAGACCTATGAGTATCAACAAGTTGCAGGGATTAAGATGTAAAATCGCAACGGTTGATGAATGGTTGTCGGGCGACATCAGAGAAGATGTTATCGGAGCTATTGAACAGGGTGCGTCGAAAGTCGATGACTATTTGATTATAGCGACAAGTTCGGAGGGAACTGTCCGAAACGGCAGCGGTGATACGATAAAGATGGAACTGATGGATATTCTCAAAGGGGAGTACATCAATCCTCATGTGTCGATATGGTGGTATAAACTGGATTCGATAGATGAAGTCGGAGAACCTGAAATGTGGCTGAAAGCAAATCCGAACATAGGAAAGACCGTCAGTTATGAAACCTATCAGCTTGACGTAGAGAGAGCAGAGAAAGCCCCTGCCGCAAGAAATGATATTTTGGCAAAGCGTTTCGGCATACCGATGGAGGGCTATACATATTACTTCACTTATGAGGAAACTTTACCGCATAGGAAAAGAGATTACTGGAATATGCCGTGTGCATTGGGTGCGGACTTGTCGCAGGGAGATGACTTTTGTGCATTCACGTTTTTATTTCCGCTGTCGAACGGTGCATTCGGTGTGAAAACGAGAAACTATATTACATCATCAACTTTAATGAAACTGCCCGTTGCGTTGAGGGTGAAGTACGAACAATTCATGAATGAGGGAAGCCTGATTGTAATGGACGGAGTAGTGCTTGACATGATGGAAGTATATGAGGACTTGGACGAGCATATTTCGGAAAGAGGTTATGATGTGAGATGTTTCGGATTCGATCCGTATAATGCAAAGGAATTTGTAACGAGATGGGAAGCCGAAAACGGACCTTTCGGAATAGAGAAAGTCATACAGGGTGTAAAGACAGAGAGCGTTCCGCTTGGTGAATTAAAGAAACTTTCGGAAGAAAGAATGCTGCTGTTTGATGAAGAACTGATGAAGTTCACAATGGAGAACTGTATCGCTATGGAAGATACAAACGGCAACAGGAAACTTTTAAAGAAAAGACGTGACCAAAAAATAGATGCAGTAGCGGCAATGATGGACGCATATATAGCGTACAAGCTGAACCGTGAAGCGTTTGAATAATGTTGTTGACAAAATTCTGTACGGTGGTATAATAAAGTAAAGAATTTATTTTGGGAGTGATTTTTCATGAGTACAAGGGAATGGTCGTATTCTATGATTGATGAATTGACAGATGAGGCGTTTAACGTGATTGTCTACATGATGAAAATAATGCCTAAAAAGTCACAAATAGCGAGTGATGATGCAAGCGATCTTGATAAAATTATGGGCATTTTTCACGATGCTGCCGATCCGAATAAAATACCTTTGGAAAAAACTGCTTGGGAAACAGCCGCTGTAGAAAAACATCTGAAGTTTTTGGAGGATATGAAAAATGAAAATCCTTGATACAAACATGATATTGAGATTTTTACTCAAAGATGACGAGAAAGCGGCTTATACTGTAAGAGATTTAATTTTAAGAGAAACTGTTATGGTGATACCCGAAGTTATTGCTGAAGTTGTTTATGTGATGACAAAGGTGTATCATTATGAACGTACAAAAGTTTCGGAAGGAATCTTAATGTTTTTGAATTACCACAATGTTCATACAGATAAATTCGCAATCGTTGAAAAAGGATTGAAATATTACGGAAAAACTTCGCTCGATTTTGTAGATTGCCTTTTGTGTGCATATAATACAGTATCGGGATATGAAATCTGCACTTTCGATAAAAAGTTGAACAATCTTATCAAACGTGAAAACGAAATTTAAAATTGAATATACAAAACTTTTTACCGTCCGTATAGGGCGGTTTTTTTTAATACTCAAAAAGAGGTGAAAAATTCAAAATGAGTTTATCATTTGGTTCCAGACTGAAACACGCTTGGAACGTATTTATGAACCGTGATCCGACAGCGTTTATGCAGAATGTCGGGCAAAGCTATTATTACAGACCTGACAGACCGCATTTCAGCAGGGGTAACGAAAGAACAATAGTCACATCTGTTTACAACAGGATAGCTCTTGATACAGCGGCAATCAGCATACAGCACGTCAGACTTGATGAAAATGACAGATTTCTTTCCGTGATAAATTCGGATTTCAATAACTGTCTTAATCTTGAAGCGAATGTTGACCAGACGGGCAGGGCATTTATACAAGATGTAGTCATGTCCATGCTTGATGAGGGCTGTGTCGCGATAGTGCCTGTTGATACGGACGACAATCCTGACAGTACAGGTTCTTATTCCATTCAAAGTATGCGTGTCGGAAAAATTGTGGAGTGGTATCCGTATCATGTGAGGGTGGATTTGTATAATGAGCGTACAGGCAGAAAACAGGAAGTAACAGTGCCGAAAAGTACGGTTGCTATCGTTGAAAATCCGCTGTATGCGGTGATAAATGAGCCTAACTCCACTATGCAGAGGCTTATCCGAAAGCTGAACTTGCTTGACGTGATAGACGAACAGAGCGGTTCAGGAAAGATGAATTTGATAATACAACTGCCTTATACCGTAAAGACACTGACAAGAAAACAGCAGGCGGAAAACAGACGGCATGAAATCGAAGACCAGTTGTTTAATTCAAAATACGGTATCGCTTATACAGACGGAACGGAGCGTATCACACAGTTAAATCGTCCTGTCGAGAATAATCTGATGTCGCAGATTGAATACCTGACGAGTATACTTTACAGCCAGTTAGGTATCACTCAAAGCATATTAGACGGTACAGCAGACGAGAAAACGATGCTGAATTACTATAACCGCACCATAGAGCCTATCGTATCGGCGATTGTTGACGAAATGAAAAGAAAATTTCTTACCAAGACTGCCCGTTCACAAAGGCAGTCTATACTTTTCTTCCGTGACCCGTTCAAGCTTGTGCCTGTTGACCATATTGCAGACATAGCGGACAAGTTCACAAGAAATGAAATCGTTTCGTCTAACGAGATAAGGCAGATTATCGGTA